TGTTAATCAGCAGTGCCGGAATGATGTTTGGCGGCGATAAAAGCATTATGATGCAGAACGCAGAAAAAGCTGTGTACTGCTCTACAGACGTGTATACGTCAAATAAGAATCACAAGGTACCCGATCTTGCAGGCCAAGTTAATAATTAAAGATGAATGTAACGTCAAAGTAGAAGGTGTAGAAATTGGTACTCGTAAGAAACTGGTTGACCGGTTCAAATACGAAGTACCGGGTGCTCGTTATCAACCAGCGGTGCGACTGGGACGCTGGGACGGTAAGGTCAGTTATTTTAGTCTAGGTGGCAGCAGTTATATCAACTTGCTGCCTGAAATCATTCCCATCTTAGACGGGGATGGCTATGACATTGAACTAGTGGATCTACGTGAATACAGCAACTCCATTGTATTTGATACCATCGCCGAAGACACGTTCGCACACAAGTCGTGGCCAGTGGGACATCCTGCGGCAGGTAAACCTGTACTATTGCGGGACTACCAAGTTGAACTTATCAACAACTTTCTAGCCAATCCGCAGAGTGTACAGGAAGTGGCCACAGGTGCTGGTAAGACACTAATGACCGCAGCGCTCAGTCTCATGGCCGAACGCTATGGACGCAGCATTGTGATTGTGCCCAACAAGGACCTGGTGCGACAAACCGAAGCCGACTATCGCAACCTGGGCCTGGATGTCGGAGTTTACTTTGGAGATCGCAAAGAATGGGGTCGTACACACACCATTTGTACTTGGCAAAGTCTCAATGTACTACTAAAAAGCACACAGGAAGGCACAGCAGAATGCACCATTGGCGAGTTTGTTGAAGGTGTACAATGTGTCATGGTTGACGAAGTACACATGGCCAAAGCCGATGCCTTAAAGACATTGCTTACAGGTGTGTTTGCACAGGTACCCATACGCTGGGGCTTGACAGGTACTATTCCCAAAGAGGACTATGCAGCAGTCAGCATCTACTGTAGCCTTGGCAACGTTGTGGGCCGTCTCAGCGCCAGCACACTGCAAGATGCTGGACACCTGGCACAGTGCCATGTCAACATCGTACAGCTCTTAGACGGTGTAGAATATAAAGATTATCAAAGCGAACTGAAATATTTGGTAACTAATACAGAGCGCCTGGCATATTTGGCAAGGCTCATTGAAAAGATCAAAGAGGGCGGCAACACCCTAATCCTAGTAGACAGGATTGAAACAGGAAAGATATTACAAGCAGAACTCAGCACCTTGTTTAGCCTGCTTAAAGACAAGCCCGATGTTGTATTTGTAAACGGCGGAACTAAGGCCACATCAAGGAAAGAGGAATACGATGAATTTGCGACTGCTACTAACAAGGTTTTTTTGGCGACTTATGGTGTGGCCGCTGTGGGTCTTAATATTCCTCGTATTTTTAATCTGGTTCTTCTTGAGCCCGGAAAGAGCTTTGTTAGGGTTATACAAAGCATTGGGCGAGGCATTAGACGAGCGGAGGATAAAGACCATGTCGAGATATGGGACATCACCAGCAACTGCAAGTTTGCGAAAAGACACCTCACAAAGCGTAAGGCCTTCTACAAGGAAGCGAATTACCCGTTCTCTGTCGAGAAGGTAAACTGGCGGTGATAGAGTACGTGCAGACTGGTAGGAGTCTTGGTTCAAATATCATTGTACTATCTACCCTACTTGATGCCAATGTGCCAATATCACTTACTGTAGGTACTGACAGTCCAATTCCTAGTTTGTTAAAACTGTTTGACATAGGCGACAACAAAATCAAAGTCAATACAGTAACAGCTGACCAATTGGATTTCACCCTACATCACGACCAATTGTTATGTGACTATGCTAAATTTTTCAGTCCTTACATTACACATGACAAATTCAAAAATCAAAACAAAAAGCCCTGCATTGGAATTGCCTGTGACAATAATGGATTTCAATCCAGCTACGATTCAAAAGAATTTCCGTTTAATAGATACCATGCAAAATCAGATTGGATGCAGCTTATTTGTTATCTGTCAGAGAAGTACGACATCATAACATTTAATCAGATGTAGCTTACAGTTGAGGATAAAGCACGATTAATCTATGACTATTGCGATGCAGTGATTGGATACGAAGGCGGTATCATGCACTTGGCACACTGTCTGCAGGTTCCTGCTATTGTGTTCTACTGGCCCATTAATGAACAAGGTACAGAGTCCACTGAATACCTGACAGATGCCAAACAAATAGCCAACAGTGATGTGCATGGGAGATGCCAACAACTGCACATGGATTCTAAAACTTGGTTTGTGCATGATCCAAAAGAACTTGTTGCGATGTCGTATTACCAGCTAAATTGCAAAATAAATGAACTAAAGCAAGGACAAGGAAACAATATTTTTTTAACCGACGAGATAAAGGTTGACTTTGATCGTCTGTTGTTATATCATAAGACTAATACAAATCCAGAGAATAACGGCCCTTATGTGGGACCTTGTTTTACTGAATTTGAGAAGACCTTTTTAAAGAAATACATTGTACCACAAATAAATGAGAATACTAACACTACAAAACCAAGCCTATGAGCTTGATGAAATCCCTAATGAAGTTGATGAACTCAATTTCTGCGTACTAGACAACAGCAACCCCAAGGAACCTGATTACTTTTACATACCCCTAATCTTCATGGAGAGCTTCAACAGTCCTGCACTGGTATTGAAGATTGGCAATCACATTGTCAAGATGCCTGTAGACTGGCAATTACTAATTGGCGAAAAAGATGTAGGCGACCTTGAGGTTGTGCCCTTAACCAGCATCAACGATCGCGGCTTTAGTGCATTTGCCTTCAATCCCAAGACCAGTTTCAGCCCAGACTTTTATCCAGTAGAGATTGTGGACATCTATCAAGACGTCAAATGGTATTTCCCCAAACTGAAACCTGGCCAGATGTTGGCAGTGCCCCTGGAAATGAACAAAGAAGGGCCCATGTGCGTCTACTTTGTCAAAGACATCAGTCGTCAAAGTGAAGTAGTAGATTATTCAAAGGTGTGGTGATGCCAAAAATCTTTGAAAGTCCCGATGGTGGTGCTACAATATATGCACGTGAAGCAGGTACCACAGAACGTGCAACAGTACGAGAAGATCCTAGTACAATAGAACAAATTCGTGAGTCTATGATGTGGGGCCTGATTCGTCGCAGCACCAATCCTGCCATGGTAGAATACCGTGAACGTTGCCTAGAACTTTACCACCTACTGAAAGATGAAAATGGCAGGCTCCCCAGATAAACTATACATTGGTTATGAGATGGAACAGTTTGACAAGAAGAACCGTGACTTCTATGACGAACTTACAGAAGAAGAAAAGAAAAAGTTCAGCCCGTTCCTAATGATACGTTGGGGTGCAGATGTGCAAGGCAGTGCAGACTTGCAGGCCTACTACTTGATGAGTGTAAACGAACGCTTAAACAAGAACTTCTTTGACATCAGCACAACACAGCACAAGAAGTTCCAATGGCTCATGGCCACTAGTGTAAGTCCTGGCATGGGCAAGCAATATCACAAGTGGTTGGCAGCGAAGAAAAAAGATAGTGCAAACAACAAGGCAGAAAAGTTTTTGGCAGAGCTATACCCAGAATTGAGATACGATGAAATTAAACTACTCGCCAGAATCAATAGTAAAGATGATCTCAAGCAACTTGCAAAACAACACGGCTGGGACGACAAACGAATCCGGTCCGACCTATAAGTGCCGTTACTGTGACAAACTGTTTCGCAAGGAAACAACGCTTGCGTCACATCTTTGTGAGCAAAAACGCAGAGCGCAACAACAAAACGAAACAGGAGTTCAGTTTGGATACAGAGCCTACAATCAATTCTATCAATCAACACAAGCATCCACCCGCAGCAAGTCTTACGAGGATTTCGCTGCTAGTCCTTATTACGGTGCTTTCATTAAGTACGGACGATATTGTGTGGCTATACGTGCTATCAATTTTGCTAGTTTTACTACCTGGCTCCTCAAGAACAACAAGAAACTAGACTACTGGTGTCAAGACAGCCTATACGAACAGTGGATGTTGGAGTACTTGAAAAAGGAAATGCCACAGGATGCCTTGGAACGTGCCATTAAGGAAATGACTGAATATGCAGAAACTCATCCAGAGCTTAAGAACGGGTTTAGAGACTATTTTAGGTTTGGCAATAGCAATAGGATTTGTCACCATATTGTCAGTGGGCGCATTAGTCCTTGGGTTCTATTCAATTGCGGCACAGGCGTGGCTTTCATTGAGCGGCTTGACGAAGAACAAATCGCAATGATCCTGCCCTACATTGATCCCGACACATGGCAACAAAAGCTACAGGACTACCCAGAAGAATCGCAGTGGTGTAAACACATACTAGAGGCAGCAGGCTTGTGATATACATAGATTTCTTTGGAGGCCTACACGGCAACTTCTTGTGCTATGCTGTCAATGCTCTTGACGATCAAGTAAAAAAGCAAAATCCCTTTACTCAGTTTGGTACAAGTCATGTGCCTTACAACAAACCACTGGCCCAATCGGGTCACTACTCGCTGCTGGATCAACCCATTGCCGGAACCGATATCATTGCACTCACTGCCGACCCTAGAGATTGCCTGCTGGTTAATCTCTTGGCCTACAGCAGAAGTGCTGATTATAAGTTTGATTTAAAAAATTTCAATGTTAATTTTTATGATCAAATAAAAGATACAAAATTCTCGGACATGATTGACAAAATCGATCACAGTTATGGTCTTGATCTTGCACGTACAAACAGTTTGCCCCGAGGTACACTAAGAGAGTATCTTAAGTTTGGATTCATTGACTATAATCAAAATGGCATGATACAGGAAATTGTTCGACAGCAGTATACCGTGCCGGTATTTGAAGTAGATTTTAAAAAACTCTACCAATTCAATAGCTTCCTTGACACAATTGAAAACATCAATAGACATTTTGATCTAGGTTACACAGTTGACAGTGGTTGGTATCATACACTATGGCAGCAGTTTATTGTCAAAATAGATGCAATCAAATGGGATCAAGACTGCCATACAGTACTAGATGCAGTAGAAAATCAAAGGCCAATGGATATCGACTTTAATCTAATCCAGGAGTCATGGTTGAATGCACGGCTTGAAGTGTTATATAATGTTGAAATGCCCTTCATGCAAGAACAATATTTTGCCAACACACAAGAAATAATCAGGTACATACATGAAATTTAAGAGTGATATCGACATTGACTTTGGCAACAGAGATGCGGCCCTGGCACTGCTGAAACATACTCCTGCAGGTATCTTACGTGACGGCAAACTGATCAAGCACAACACA